GATTTCATACCGCCTGGTAAATTTGATAAAGTACCCGCATCAACAAGTTGACGTAAGATCATAGTACCGGATTTTGCAAAGGCACCTATCAAATGAATTAAACCAAAACAATAGAATCCAAAGCCTGGTATGTAACCGTAGTGAACAAAATGTTGACGTTTTAATTTTAATTTATCATCAGGGTTCCAGTTACGGCGAATAGAGAGTATTGTGCCTGTTCCCTTTTCAATTGTAATAACATACGGAAGGGCTATGCCGTCTTCACTATCGCCATTTTCTAAATCAATATTAACGTGCATTTCAAGAATTTTAAATCTATCATCTTCTGACGGATTAAAACCAAGTTTTTCTGCAATCTTTTTCTCAGCTTCATCAATATCTAAGAATGGTTCACCTAAGTCTACATCTCGGTAAAACCCAGCTACTTGTAGTTTTCTAATTTCATTTGGTGTTTTACGCATGACGTGTGTAACACGCTCTGCTGTTTCTAAATTAGATGCACCATAAGGAACAACAATATCTTCTGCAGGAACATACATAGATACTTGGCGTTCTAAGTTTGGATCAAAATAAACTTTTTTAAATGCATTACCTGCTAAACCAAGTCCCCATAACATGCGTTCATGTTCAGGTCTATATTCAGGCATCATGTCGGTAAGTTGATAATTCATGTCATCACGGACACGTTCAGCTGCTTCTTCTTTCTCGCGAGTCTGTTTACCTACTATTTGTGTTTTTACTGGGCCAGCTGCAGGGAATGTTTCCATCATGGTTTCTGCTTGGAACTTAACCAACGCTTCTGTCATTAAAGGGTGGTATACATTACAAGCACCGGGCCACGGTTCGGTTCGATCTTCTACTTTAAGACCAAGTAATTCTAAGCCATCTACATAAGTAGTTAGCCAATCTTTTCTAGACGCAACATCTGCATCATACTCACCAATTAAATCGCCAGATAATTGTGTAAGCGCTCCTTCATCTAATTCTTCAGCTAAGTTAATATTAAATTCATCATCAACTTCTTTTCCTGGAGTAATAGTAATTTCCATACTACCATCATCTAGTGTGACAGAATCTGGATTCTCAATTTCAATAGCAAGCGCGCTTTGATCAGCAGCTAATTCTTGTAATCCTTGAGGAGCTTGACTTAAACCTTTTTCTATTGCCATATGTTTGTCCTTTATATTGCGTATAATCTATTCCTAGCACTTTTAAAGCCAGGTATGTCTTCAGGTTCATCGTTAGGTAGTCTAATAAACCCACCTTGTCTAAACCTCATTAATGCCATAGTCGTTGAGTCAACTAAGTCATCATTTGCTCCTGCGGGAAAGTCGTTGCATTCTTCTATAACTTCATGCGCCCAACGTCTATCAGGCACCCATACAATTCCGCTTCTAAATAAATCTGCTACCGCGTTAACCCGACTAATTTTATCTTGCCCTTTACCTGGTGTAAACTCACCTAGAGGGACTCCTGTCCTTCTCATTTCTTGGTAAAGCGCAGCGCCGTTAGATTTCTTTTCTACTATAAATGCGTCTGGTTCCCAATCTTTGTACTCACGAAGTACAAGTTCTTTAAGCTCAGGAAATTCCATTCGTTCTTTTATTGAATTTAATAGTATTATATTATAGTTGTTCGTTTCTTCGTTGAAAAATACTCCCCAAGTAGTCAATGCATTGTAGTCCGCACGCGTGTTTGCTTCTTGTGCAGCATCAAGTGACATAATTGTAAACTCACAACTTGGTGGATCTTCTTTTTCCCATATCTTCCACCATTCTCTTTTAATAAGTGCACCTTCTTCTGACACTGGGTTTTGTAAATATTGTGCATTCCAATACCGAATATCTAGCGCAGCTTTTTTTGCCTGTAATTCTTCAAGGGGCCAAAACTCCGGCCAAAGACTTTCTTGGTCTCCCTTACTATTTTCTATAATTGCCGGAAACTCTACAACTTCCCAATTATCTACTTCGTCATTCTTAACCATTTGGTTTACTATTTGACCTGTTAAGTCAAGCTTAGACCACCTAGTCATCACTACAATAATAGCTCCACCTGGCATAAGACGCTGAATAGGACCAGACTGAAACCACTCCCAAGCAGGTAGAAAAATATCTGAACGTCCTGTTTTTGCATCTTGTTCTGAGTGAGGATCGTCAATGATAAATAGATCGGCCCCGCGACCAGCAAGAGCGCCCCCCACACCGATGGCAAAGTACTCCCCATTAAAATTAGTTCCCCAACGAGATGCGGATTTGCTATCAGCTTGTAACTCTACTTTAGGAAAAATATCTTTGTAAGCATCACTACCCACCAAGTTACGAACGCGCCTACCAAAGTTAACAGCAAGGTCAGCGGTATGAGACGCCATAATAATCTTTTTAGCAGGATACTTTCCAAGAAACCAAGCAGGCGCCAAATATGAGATAAGCTCAGACTTCCCATGTCGTGGCGCAATATTAACAATAACTCTTTTCTTTTTACCATTGGCAATCTCTTCAAATATTTTTGCAAGCTTTCTATGATGCGCTCCTATAATGTAGCCTGGGTAGACGTGCTGAATAAAGTCTAAAAAATGTTCTGCCCCATGTTCTTGTACTGCATGTTTCTTATATACGCGTAGTGCATTAAGTGCTTTTACTTTTTGATCGTCTGTTAATTCAGCTAAGTTTTGTTCTAGTAACGCTACTTTTTCTGGCGTTAGTTTTTCCTCACTCATCTTTTATAACTTCCGCATCGATCACTTCTTTTTCTTTTACTAAGCCTTTTTGTTTTAACTCAGATAACATTGACAATAATTCTTTTTCAACTTCTTCCATCGACTCAACTTTATGAGTAACTTCTGTCTTTTTCTTAAATGCATCTACGCCATCTATCTCACCAATACTCCTGAGTGCTGCTATTTTTTCTTTTGCATTCTCCGTTGACTCTACAACTTTAACAAGGTTATTTAATACGTAGAGTTTGTAGTCGGCTAGTTGTTCTGTCAGCATACATTGAGTCTGTCCTACAAGCCCAGCTAAGTATGCCATCGTTTCATTTTTATACGTAGCAAAGTCTGGTTTTAAATTAGGGTTCTTCATCATCTCTTTAGCTAAATCTGCAGCATCGTTTATATCAGAGTACGTGGGGCTTATATCTTCCCCTTTTATATCTGCTAAATTTTTAATTGTTTCTGCTCTTACATTCAGTTCTTCATTAACTGACATTTGAGGTAAAGCTTCTTTTGAATTCTTAGGTATAGGAACATCGTTCTCAATGGTAGGTATAAGTATAGCATGAAAGCTATCATCTTCATTGACGTCTGATTGTTTTGATATTTCATTTGACATGTGTCGCTGTTTACACCCTAGAAATTTAATGCAGCTATTTCCGTAATATATAGTGTTTTAGAGATTTCTGCAAGGTTTTAGTATAATAGCCGTATGAAAGATTTATTTACAATAGGTGTTGCAGGGATTTTACTTTGGTGGGTTGCTATGTGGCCTATAAAAGAACTTCGTGCTGATGAGATTAAAGAGTTCTCTATAAAAACTTGGTCAGGCGAAGTGGTATTAACACGGGAGCCCTGTGAATTTACAAAGATGGGTGTAAAGGATTATCCTTATGCGGCTTACGCTGTTCAAAAAGGTTACCCCCATGTTGAGGGTTGTTGGACTATGGATGTTATAGATAGGTTCAAAGCTGTTAAAGTATACTTTCCTCAAACTAAGTCCATCGAATACTATAACCCTTCGCTATTTGAACCCCGTATAACTAAACCTAGCTTATGAAAACTACGTTGACTAAGAAAAACCTAGAGATACTATACAACATGGCGTGCCAGATGGCACCTTTCAATACCCTTCCTATGCCTAAGTCGCGCAAAGTCAAGTTCAAAGTGATTAAGAACCCAGATATCTATGGTTGTTTTGATGAAGAAGAGATGGAGATTCAAATAAGTTCTAATGCTTGTGGCCACTTTACCACTATTTTTCAGACATTGCTCCATGAAATGGTACACTTAGCTCTCTATGTTAGGGGTGATGATGACTTTCATGAGCATGGCGCTAAGTTTCTTCGTATTAAAAACGTTTACTCTGAGTTATACAACTTCGATCCTAAGGCTATCTAGCCTAACTCCCTGATATTTCAGAATTTTTTTATAAAAATTTTTTTACAATGCCCTTTATTTGAGTGACGGGGGGTGTTTCCTATAGATTTTGAACTTTTTGCCTACTATTTGTGCACAGTTGAGTGTAAACAGAGTCCACGGAGTCCCAACTAAATTTGGGGGGGTCGGGGTAGGGTAGGGTACGAAGTCCAACCTAGTCCAACTGCGTCCTTTTCTGCGTCACTGCGTCCCATTTTGTCCAACTGCGTCCACTAAATAAGCCCCGACCTAACCACGTTTGACCTTGTGTCCACTTGGTGCGACTTCGTGCCCGTTTCTGTGTCCACTAATTAGAGTTAAGTTATTGATTTATAACGTTTGTGTCCATTGTGTCCACGTTTTAACATAGGGGGCGGGGGGTAGATTTGGAAAACTTGGTTTGACTTCGTTCCACCTCGCAAGTGTAAAAACCTCGCACTTTTCGCTATACGTTATAAGTGGGCACATGGACACAAGACATCTAATAATAATAATAAATAATATAATATATATATAAAACAATAACTTACGAACACCAACTTAGTCCACTTAGTCTGTGCCCCGTAATAATGAGTATAGTTTGCGAAGTGGACACATGGACACAAGATAAAAACCCTTATTAATCAACAACATAACAAAATAAAACAAAAATAAACACCGAAAAGCCTTACATTTCAAAATCCCGAACGTTTATCAGATAGCAACACAATAAAACTTTAGACAACTAGGAGCAATTAAGCATGGACACAACAACACAAAACAAACCAAGTAAAACAGCGTTAAAACTTTTTAACATCTACTTAGCATTAATCCCAACCCTAGCCCTTTTCTTATCGGGCGCAATATTCGCAACACACCACGGGGAAGATTGGGGGTTATCGCTAGGCTTTTTGATTATCGGGCTATTAGGCTTAAAACTATATAAAACGGCGTCCCAAGCTGTCGCAAACTAGGCACACGGGACAAACAACGTAAAACGGGGCTAAACTTAGCCCCTTTTTATTTAAACTAAAATAAATTACACAAACGCTATAAAACGAACTAAAATCGCTCTTAGTAGTAAAATCTTAAACTTTTAAGGGGCTTCAACCATGTCAAACATTGTAGAAATCACGCTAACGCAACAACTCGTATGGACTGAATTAGCCTACGAAAATAAAAACAACCAAGCCAAACTAGACCAACTAAAACCACTATTTAAAAACTTAGTGGAAACCAACGCACCCCACGACCAATTTATTAAACTTTTTACTATATAAGGACACACAAACCATGGAAAACTTAAACCTATCAACAGAAGCACAACGCTTTGACCAAATAGAAAAACTTAGAAACGAGATAAGACCGACTAAATCCTATCAAGTCACACACGCACCACAGGGAAAAACATTTTTTGATGAAGCCAACGGGGGAAGTGTCACAATCAACGATCACCCTATCAGTGTTAAATACTTTTACAACGCAACGCCAAAAGATATGAAGAACACGGAAAACTTCGCGCGGGCACTTGAAAACAACCTTAGAGCCGAACACGCAATTAAACACGGCACAACTCACACGCCAAACGTGTTGGACTTAATCGCATCAACGCAAATCAACCAAGCATTAAACGACTTAATCACACGAGAACAAAACGAGGGGGAAGCAAACCATGAGAATGACTAGACTAG